GGGGCGGGGATCTGTGCATCCCGGGGGAGGTGAGGACCGGGGCCCCCCAAAAACGTCCCGAACGGCTAAAAACCAAAGGAATAGGGCAAAAGAGAAAGGCAAAAACCTCTGTTTTTCAGTCTTTCCGGCTCTGCTTTGCCCTATTCCTTTGGTTTTTAGCCGTTTGTTCCCAAAAGGCCGTCACGAAAGTGCGGCCTTTGTGCGAATGCACCCCCCTGGCGCCCTACGCTTCGAGGCTCATGAGCGCCAAAAAAAAGCTAAATATGCGTTAAAACCCAGAGGTTGCCGCACACTCCGATCAAGATAAAAGCAAGCCAAAAAAAGATACGATAACTCTCTAATTATCAAGCCAAAAGCTTGCCTATTTAGAAAGAAAATCGTATCTTTGTATTGCAATTGAGAGAGGTGATGACTCTCAAAATTGCCGCTTTCAGCACGAGGCTGTCAGCGATGTCTAACCTCAAATTTTCGCGATATGAAAATTTCAATCAAGATTTGCTTTGGCAAATGGACGTTCACGTTCACCTATAAAGCCTAATGCAAGGGCGGGGGAAACCCCGCCCACTCTTGAAATCTTTGAGGTTCAGTGCAAATTTACCAACTAAAACATTATGGAGCAAACAAAACACCCAAAAAGTCCGCTTGGTAGTGTTCCAAGCAAAGGCCGCCCGCGTACAGTAGCACGCAAAATCACAATCGGCCTACCAGAAGACGCGTTGCAAATCTATGATAGCTACTTATACAAGACTGCATTCGTGTCCGACGCTATCCGCTTTTACCATCGCTATTTAGAGGAACAGGCGAAAAATACCACCGAAGAGTAGAATGAACAATGCCCCCACGTTCAATTAACGTGGGGGCGTTGTTGTTGTCGTTGTTATTATCTTGACGGGGCGCCCGTTATGACTGCAACGATTTGGGAAATTTCGGCGGTAATAAGATACCTTGCTCCTCCAACTGCTTTTTCATGCGGTAATATATCCGCTTGACTGCGTCGCGGTGGGTAATCCTTATACCGTGACTCTTGCACCACTGTTCCAGGCTTTCCAGCGTCAAGCAGCCTTTGGAAGCAGTATTGAGTACGAATGCCGTCAAGTCTAATCTAAAAAAGCGCTTGAGATCTCTTGTAAATATGATTTTGGCTGCTTTCGACAAATGATGGTAGTGTTCGGGCTTGTGTCTACTCCTATTAGGTAACACTACTTTCAAAGTCATACCTCTTTTCTGTTCCACCTCCTCCCCTCCTTGCTTTGGTCTCGCTACAGCCACCAGCGCATGTAGTAAATCATTATGGGGCGACCTCGCGGGAAATCGCAACGGATTACCATATTTATTAACAAGCCAATCAAACAAGTAAGGAGGAACAGTCAACTCCGTCGTTATATCTTTCATAATCAAACTATTACAAAGACAAAGATACGATATTTTCTCGTATATATGTGTCTTGTCTCCATCTAATTCTTTTCACTCGCTTTTTTTAGATAGGTCGGTTTCACCCTATTTTTCTGTATCATTGTATCAGCACTGTATTTCAATTAGATAGGACTGATACAAATCAATGAAAGAACACCGATCCACTCAAACACTATGCTCTGACGGCTCAATTTGCTCCGATACACTTCCCCTTGATACAGTTCCTCGTTCTTTTGTATCAGTTCTGTAACGGATTTGTATCGGTTCTGTATCACCTATTAAAACACTGATTTATAGTTATCTATACTTCCTATTTCTTTCCCTGATACGATGATACAAATAAATAGTACAAAATAAGGGGTATCTATTTTTTTCAATCTATCCCTTTGAAGTGCTGCGAACTGTGCCCCTCGTGTCTAATGCGCTAAATATATATAAAACGCGCCATGCTGCTTGCATGACGCGTTTCTTCTAATTTAGAACTGGCTTATATGGTGGGCTGAAAGAATCATTTACAGGCTCTCTCGCTTCTTGTGCTCTCTTAGAGCGTAAATATATCACGTCAACTAACTTCCCGTCCACTCTTCGCGAAATTCGCCCTTGCGAGTTACAAAGTTCGGGTGGGTTCATCATGTATATCTCCTCGGACAATGTTACAAACGACTTGAGTTGCTTGGTAAAGCGTTTCATCGTGTATCTGTTACCCAAATTACCGGCAAACCTTGTGTAGTTCTCAAAGGCCAAACTTCGGACGATTAAACAATCAAGGTTGCCACTTTCTTCAGCAAAGTACGTCAACGCCCAGTCTTCAAAGTTCTCACCCATGTCAGCCTTAAACTTACGCTGTAGGATATTGCCCAAAGGTGGTAAAATCTTATCGACCTTTTCAACGACGCTTAAATAGAATCTACAGCATTGCATGAAAAAGTTGATGTCACGATTCCAATCGCTCTCCGGATAGCCTTCTGTTAGTAGAGAACGCCCAAAAAAATCATCGCGAATAGACCTATTCTCAAGATAGTCGTTTTCTAGTGCTCGTTCGTGGTAGTAGTCCGAAAATACCATAGGTAGCAAGCGTGCCATCGTAGAGGCGTCAAAGTCTGTTGGGACATAATTTGTAGTGAATCCCATCTTGGGTGCTTTGTGAAATGGGATTGTGAAAGATCGGTTGTTCTTTGGGTTTACCGTCAACGCCCCTGTAATGATATCGTAAAAGATACCCATCGAAAGATATTGCGCACAATCATCGACCAGTATAAAGTCAGTACTTTTATCAACTTGGTCAAATACGTGGGGATTGTCCATAAGCTTCGGATTTCTTCCCGAAAGCTTAATCTGCTTCATGAAATGTTCGAACGCTTTGAAGAGAAAGGACTTTCCCGATCTACCGTTACACTCACCATCAGAACCTATTTTATTGTCCATGGCTTGGGGTGCCCAAGCTCTTGACGGGTCTTTGTGACGGTGTAGCATGTAGCCTATTGAAAAGATTTTGTTTACCAAATTCAATTTCTGCTCCTGTATTTCGGTATCGCTTAGCCCTTCGCCCGCTATGTCAAATTTATGGGCTTCATGGTATGCTGCTCGTTCTTTTGAAGTAGCAAATCGTTCTTCAATTTCTTTTCTCCAATGTATTCTCGAAGTATTGATGATATACCCGAACATGGGAGAAGATGTATTCTTCACGTCAATATCCCAAACTCTTGTCCCGGTTTCATCAATAGATGATGTGATTTCAAACATGTCCTCCAATTTAGTGAACCTGTGTGGAATGACATTCTCTTCCCAAACGTATCGGCCAAATGTCGCCCCGTCTAGATGTTCCTTCAGTCCTTCACCTGTAACTTCCACTGCAACGTTCTGCAGATCATTCTTCTTAAAGTAGAATATCTGTGAGTCTGCTGTACAAGTTGAAAAATCTAAGTCTACTTCCGAAAGACGCTCTAAGACTACTGAACCTGCAATCTTGGTCGAAGTTATAATCTTTTCTCGGATGTCAGCATTCAATGCGTGTTCTTCCGCCCAAAGTAGAACAAAGTCTCTGATGTCCCTTTGCTTAATCTCTCGCACGGTTGTGCCTTTGATTTGAACATACCTTATGACATCACTATCTTTATCCTTTAACCTGCGAAATCCATTGAGTTTCAGAAAAGCCAAAAGTGAAACCGTCTGGATCCAGTATTCTGTTTTATTCTTCTTTTCATTGATTTTCTCGCACCAGAATTTGGCCGGTGTCGCCATCAAAAGGAGATCCTTGAAGTCTGCCACCTCTCCTCGAAGCTCCATCCAGTCACGAAGATCTTTTCTCGGCCGTCCCCTGTTATCTTTGTAAGTGGTAAGCCATTCAGGTAGCCAAACCGTTTTCACGTCAATAAATCTCAGCGCCATTTCGCACCCTTTCTTTTTGCCTGTGGCGTCGAGATCTGGGATGTTGTATATCGTCTCGGCATACTTTGTGATCTCGCGAAATTCCGCGTCCGAAACGCGATAAGTCTCCGAGTTAAACCAAAGTGGGGCGTATCCCATGGCTTTACAGCACAAGGCGTCTCGTTCTCCACTGCAGATCACCGCCTCCGAGATTTTAGTCTCTTTGTATGGAATATTCTCATTGGTAGGGTCTGAATTCCATTCGCGCTCAAGTCTGTCATTGAGTTCTCTCCACTGCTTCCTAAGCTCTTCGAGTCCATTGATATAATACCTCGGCTTTTCTCCTCTCGGCGCGTACGAAAAGCGAAACGCCTTGTCCGGGTTAAGCGGCTTGTATATTTTGTAGAATGTGCGACCTTTCTCTTCGCCTTGTGCGGGGACAATGCATTCTCTCAAAAGAATAGGGTAATTCTCATTGGAGTACTCGCATTTTACCACACGGTTCTTGACATAGCCTACATACTTGGCAGCATGCCAGTGCAAACTTTCTGCCACCTTCCGAGTTACCTTTGGCCCTAAAACCTTCAGCCATGGCTCCGGTATCTCCTCCATGAGTTCGAATACCGTCTGCCCCTCCGCTTCATCAGCTTTTGCCGGCCGTTCATCCCACTCGGCACGGTTGATCGTCTTGTTGATTTCAGAACGTATGTTGAACAAATCAGCGATCTGCAGTACAGCCTCGCCGAATCTATTCACTCCCCGTTCTTTCATCCAGATATCGACCGGCGAAAGTGCGTGCCCCTCGTCTCCGTAATCAACAACCTTCCAAATGCGGTTTCCCTTTTTGTCTGTGCTTGCTATCAAAGTCGCAGACGGGGTTCGTTCGGTTTCTCGAGCTTTGAACTTCGCCTTGGGGTTGTTCACGCAAACTTCCGCTTGCGGGTACACGGAAAGGATGATGTCCAGCCCGTCACGTGTACCCGCATATAGTTGTTCGGTTGTAATCATAAATCATAGAGTGTCGCTTCGACAATATCTTGCATTTGTTCAACAAGCCGGTCTGCTTGTTCTTTATTCGTTTTGAAGTAGACGACGCTACTTCCATCATCTTCGTTTTTCACCCGTTCGACTCTGAACTCTTTTTCGAGTGTGGCGAAAAACGCTTTCGCACGAATTGCCCAAAAGGAGCAATCGAGCTTGTATTCATGTCTGGATCCCGAAAGGAGTACCTGTACGCCTTCTCGGGGTGTTTCGTACTTTACCGGCTGCATATATCTTTATCCTAACTTTACGGTGCTTAGCCAAAAGCGCTGAATCTCTTCCGCGGTATAGAGTTTCCGCGCCGTTGGGGCATGATACTCGGCGACAATATCCCTGTTCTCGGTGTAGATGCGCAATGAATTACGGTGGATACCAAGCAGCGCGCACGTTTGCGTAATGTCGTAACGTGCACCGGGTATGGTTTGGGGTTGGATGTGTGTCATGATACTCGTGTTAAATAGATTACTCCTTTAGCTTCGTCTACACGCGTTTCAAATTTTCGCTGTAGACTTTTGCCATATCTGTTTTTGTAAGTTCCTACTCTATCGTAGTTCTTAATGGGAAATTCATAGGTCTGCCCGATTTTGATTTCTCTCATCACGGCTGCAGTAAGAATATCCTTTTGTATCAAATTATCCATCGGCTTTTTTCGTTGTTGTTGTTGTTGTTGTTATCTTTGTTCTGCAAAGTTATCACTTTTAGTTGTGTTATCAAAATTGTATATCGCCTTTTTCAGAAAGTAGGCTTTTGCAATATGAGATTGTTGTCCACTAAACTTTATCACCATGAATCTAGAACTAATCCGCACTCTTGGGCTGAAACGTCCCGGCGGTATAAAGGGTCTTGCCAAAGAGGTTGATATGAGTCATATCAATCTGTTTCGTTGTATTCGCGAGGGGTCTATTAAGGCTCAAGATCTTGAACGAATTGCCATCGCTTTGAAAGTAAATATACTTGACTTTTTCCCTGGATTTCCCGATATTCCAGAAAGAAACATGGATATTTCTATTGGGAATAACTCCGTATCATCCTTTAATGGTAACAACATATCGCTGGCCGCTTCAACGAGCCTTGAAAGAGAGATCCAAGATTTGCGTGCTCGTATAGCTCAACTCGAAGATCATTTGCGCGATAAAGATGAGATTATTGCTCTACTTCGGCGTGTATCAGACAAATAATGAACAATGCAACCATCGTGCAAGAAATAATGAAAGATTATCATAACCAACTATATACAGGGAACTTAAACTTGTTAGAATCTTTTCATGTATGAATTGGCACAATCTCATCTCTTCGCGCCGTTTGGGTAAGGAAGATCGCGACAAGCATCCTGCAGAACAGCGCACTGAATTCCAACGCGACTACGATCGTCTCATCTTTTCTTCGCCCTTTCGGCGCATGCAAAACAAGACTCAGGTGTTTCCCCTCCCGGGTAGCATTTTTGTCCACAACCGCCTGACGCACTCGCTCGAGGTGTCGAGCGTAGGTCGCTCATTGGGCGCCGATGTGGCGCGCGCTTTGGAAGGACACCACGACGCGGCCGACACAGCCGCCCTCGAAAGCATCAGCGCCATCGTGTCTGCCGCCTGTTTGGCGCACGATATGGGCAACCCTCCCTTCGGTCACTCGGGCGAAGAGGCCATTTGCTCCTTCTTCTCCGAGGGCGCGGGACAGCAATACCGCGAGTTCCTCCCCGAATCCACGTGGAACGACATCACCCACTTCGACGGTAACGCCAATACCTTCCGTTTGCTCACGCATCGCTTCAACGGTCGGCGCAAAGGCGGCTTCGTCATGACGTATTCCACCCTCGCTTCGGTGGTCAAGTACCCCTTTTCGGCCGCACTGGCGGGGAATAAACCGAAAATGGGCTTCTTCACGCCCGAACGCGACACCTTTCTCACGATTTTCGACACCCTTGGCATCCCCGCCCTCGAAAATGAGGGCGATCGCATCCGCTATGCGCGCCATCCGCTGGTGTATCTCGTCGAAGCCGCCGACGACATTTGCTACGAGATCATGGATATCGAAGACGCCCACAAGCTCCGTCTGCTCTCCACCGCCGAAACCATCGAACTTTATCTCGGCTTTTTCGACGAAACCGAGCGCGAACAGTTGCGCCGCTCCTATCCTGAGGACACCGATGCGGGCGATCAGATCAAATTCCTCCGTTCGTGTGTGATCAACGCCCTCGAACGTGCCTGCGTGCAAGTATTTGTCGAAAACGAAGCCGCCATTTTGAGCGGCACCTTCACGGGTTCGCTCATTCGCCACCTGCCCGAACGCCTGAAAACGGCCTACGAAAACTGCGCAGCGGTGGCGCACCAACGCATTTATCTCTCAAAAGAAGTGGTAGACATCGAACTTTCGGGTTTTCACATCATCTATACGCTGCTCGAACTCATGTGCGAAGCGGTGATCAGTCCGGAGAAAAAATACTCGCAACTGCTGTTGAAACAAGTTTCGTCGCAATATGAACTCCAATCCGACAACCTTTCCACGCGTTTCATGGCCGTTCTCGACTACCTTTCGGGCATGACCGACGTGTTTGCCCTCGATCTCTATCGGAAAATCAACGGCCAGCAGCTCCCGATGGTCTGATTCGCCGGCACTTCTCCGCATTTTCTGGGCGCGCCTCCCCACGGTGGCGCGCCCCTTTCTCCTTTTTCCCTCCCCTCCGCCCC